TCTTACATTTCTTATCAGTGAAACAGTAATATTTGCCTGGCGGACACTTCTTAGCCATGAATGAATCGTATCTTCAAATATATTTATACTTTTATTCTAGTCTTAATACTACTTGTCATCTTTATTTTGATCCTTAATTAATTTTGATAACTCCGCTGTTGAACCTACAAATAATGCGTTTGTAACATTTGTAGGGCCTTTATTTGGATCCTTTTCAAGATCCTTCATCTTCTGTTGCAAGTCAATAAGTTTGTCTGTTGTATCTGCAACTGCTTTGATTGTAGTAGCAGCAACTTCATATGCTCTTGCAGAGTCTGATTCCTGTGCTAATTCCAATATACCATTCACCGCTTCTTGTCCCTTTTCAACTAATGAATATAAATTTGCACGACTATATTCATAATCCTTTTCAGAATCATTTTGATCACTCTTTTTAAGTTGATTCTTTTGAGGTTTAATCTTATTGTCTTCAACAACCTCTGTATCAACGTTAAGTGCTTCCTCAATAGAATCAAAATTTTTCATAATTCTCCTAAATGTCTATACCCTGAGATGGACTAGATGATTTACCATCAGCAAAGAATGATGTCATTTCATCAAATCCAAAGTCATCACCAAACTCAATAGATGCATTATCAACTGCGCTAAGAACACCTATGTTAGCATTATGTTCGTGTTTTGCAGCGATTGTATTATCATGACCACGGAACACAGTCACATTTTTACCACTGATACTTCTGATAAGCATAATCTCAGTGTCAATGATAATTCGATCATTCGCACTTAAATCAGTAGTTGCACTCACCTTGAAAGTCGTAACCTTATCAGAGATTGCACCATCAACGACTGTTGCCTGATCATCATCATAATTTTTCTTCGCAGTTGGTGTTGCACTATATCGAATATTCCGTTTTGCAGTTTTGAAGTTTTCACTAGCATAGTAATCAACATCAACTTTCTTGATAAGACCTTCTGGATTATCTGCAACAGGGCCAAAGAGATAAGTTTTTGCGGTAAATGATAAAGTATAAATTAATATTCTACGAGAATCAAATCCACCCTCATATTGATCACTATAATTAATACTTTCAAGGACTATTGGAATATCTTTCTTCTCACCGATAGAACTGATTAAATTTACTGTAATATTGAATGATGGTTGAAAGTAAGGAACTATTTGTTCTAATATCTGTAATGCATCATCACTCAACTTAGCCATAATACTAAGTTCAAATCCTACATTATATGGAACAGGCATATAAACTTTCTTTGCATTTGTTCCATTCTGTGTAAGAAATGTTTGTGCAATTCCAGTCTTACGAGTTGGATCATATTGTAATCCTTGCATTTCAAAAGATATTCTTGGAAGAGTTATTGCTGTCTCTCTGTCTAAATCTGGTTGTTGTTGAATTCTTGCCAAAAATTTCTGCATTGGCCCATAAGCCAAAGGCACTTTCAAGACACTAAAATTTGTTCCACTCGCATCCTTGTGTCGAATGTTAATATTATTAAAGAGAGTTCCAAAACCGATAACTGTCTTTCTTAATATTTCATGATAGAAGTAAGTCCCTAACATATCATTATTTTTTAACTATTTAGAATGTACCGAAGGGATTACCTTCAGAGAAGTCCAAAATTGCATCAGCCTCAGTCTCAAAGTCTGCATTATCATTGTATTGATCAGCATTATATTGTGAATTTGGATAGTCATTTGGTGTGTCATAATCTATAGATTGAATTACATATTCCGCACCAGATTCTAAACCTTTAATCTTCTCCCCAACTTGGAATTGCATCGCAGTAAGCATACTAACATCAAGAGTTCGAGACCCTGCATCCCATACTTTAACTCTTGCAGTTTCAGCAGAACTTGAAGAAACTTGAACAGTCTCATTGAAAATATAATCACCATCTCCAATAGTTGTCGCAGCACCAATTGTAATTGTTGGTGCAACAGTATATCCAGTTCCAGCATTACTAATTCTGATTGCACTAATAGTTCCACCAACCATGACAGCCTCAGCAGTTGCATCTGTTCCTCCTGATGGTGCAGTAGTGATTGCAACATTTGGTGTTGTGGTGTAACCTGATCCACCAGATGTAATTGTAACAATACCTACAGAACCTAGAGAAGTGATGCCAGCGGTTGCTATACCAGCGCCTGGCACGGTTACGGTGGGTATTCCGATATATCCACTGCCAGGATTAATTAAAAGAATTTTGTCAATAGATTTTGCGGTTCCAATACCAGATCTTGATGTCATGATTGCAACAGCAGTTGCATCTACGCCAGGTGATGTACTGATCGAAACGGTAGGTGCAGCAACGTATCCATATCCATCATTCTGTAAAAATATTTGTTGAACAGCACCAAAGTTGAGAGTTGTATTTGCAGTTGCGAGACTACCGATACCAGATAAAACTAATCTTGCAATATAACCCTCAGTTTGAACAACCTCATCAATAGCATTGACATTTGTGTCAATGACTTCATCCTCATATTCAAAGAGTTCACACTGTAGTTGATAAACATAATTTTTTTGTAGTTGATAGAATGGTCTCTCATGTTCTACAAATTTAATCTCGAACATTCTTTTTCCTAATGGAAAAAATATTAAATCTCCTTCCTTTGGTCTATTAGATAAAGTATAGTCATCATCCTGTTCTAAAAATGGTGCAATGGCTTCTTCAAATCTTTCTTTAGATATTACAAATGTCGCTTCATCAGTAACCCTTACACCAAATTTTGTAAGAATATCTCCTGATCCAGCATATCCATCAATATTCATTAAGTATGCTTCGAGAGGAAATGCCTGATCAAAACGTGACTCAGTTACCTCTTTCATAATTGTTCTAGAAGTAACTAACTTACGAGGAATATAATGACACTCGATGCCATACATTCTTAGTTGTTCGTTAACTAAGTCTTGAACTAATCCTTGCTCCCCTTTAGAGCCTTGTAGAAAAAACGGATTTAACATTATCCAATCATATCAAGTGGAGGCATTTCATAATCACTTGCCATCTTAGATCTAATCTCCGCTAATTCTGCAACACCGTCATCATAAATTTGACGACCATTTAATTGAATACCGCCAGGCAATTGAACTCCTTGAAACTTGATTAAGTTCTGTCCCCACTGTCTCTTACACAAAGCTGTGAAATATCTCTTTAAGAATTGATCGTTATACACTTTTGTAAAATCATCTGGATCTAAGATTCGGAAACAATCAATTACAAAGTAATCATCCTTGTTTATTTGTGCCCAATCAACATCAATATAAAGTCTATCCTGACGAATGTTGAACCTATATCTTACATCTGGATTCAGTAAGAAAGTAATGTCTTCAAGTTTAGTTTGAACCATTGCATATTGAAGAAGATCAATTGATCCAAAGGCATATAAGTCATTTAAAAACAACTGATATCTAATATTAAATAAACCATCATAAACAGTATCTGATCTAACTTTAAATATTTGATTAACTCCGATCACAGATGGAGGCATTTGTATATAATTATTATTTTCTTCTATGTTAAAAGTGGTGGATAATCCAACAGTTGATGTTGTGGTTGTTGTTGTAATCCCTAAAGTTGAGTCTCCTCCTCTCGCTTGTCCTCTATCAATATCATCTTGTGTAATTTTATATTTCAAATACATCCTTGCGATACCATCATAATGTCTTTCTTGATATATTTGAATAGCATCGTCTAACAGATCTTGAAACTGTTCATCTGCAACGTTGATTTCTAAGACAGGAAATCCAAGCTGTCTTTTTGCGTAATCTATTAATCCTTCTCTAGAACTTGGTTGAGCCATTCTTCACCTCTATGTTGAAATACCTGTTCTTACAAGCACGTTACCTTCTATTATCTTAAAGAAAGTAGAACCAGAACTTACATTGATATCATATAGATATCTACCCTCAGTTAAACTTCTAGTAACGGTTGAACCCATTGAAAGAGTTACTTTTCCATCTGAGTCACCAAGAGTCACGCCGAAAGTATTTGCAGTTCCAATCGCAGATTTCTTCATATTGCTTCTTCCTGTATAGTTAGAAAAATCTATACTAGAACCAGCAGAAGTTTTTACTGTAAATGTGGTGTTAAAATCAGCACCAGAAAATATGGTAAGATTTACACCCATTGGAACGGCAACATCTGGATCAAATGTGATTACCTGTTGTGCCATTTTTCTAATTATTTAGTTTTTGAAC